GATACGAGTTTCAAACTTTGAATTAATGAACATAGGAACATCATTACCCTCAGGTAACACATGCCCCTTGGTCAACAAAGAATTCTCGTTAACAGTATAGTCACCAAAGCCAAGGACTGTGGATAAACCTCCGCCAAATTTCTTTCCAAGTGAACCCCCGATCTTCCTAGAACCGGGAACAAAATTATTAGCTATATTAGAACCCAAAAATTCACCAGCATTAGCAAATGAACCATCAGGGATAATTTTCTTCATAAACGGAACAATCTTTTCACTATAGTAACCTCCGTTTCCGGTTACTAAGTTCAACTCCTGCATTTTGCGGAGATTTTTATTTAAACGCTTGCGCTGTCCTTTGGACAACTTATTTGATTGCTTATTAGTCATCATTACGCGCGCGATAATGACAACTCATCTATAACAGCATCAAACTGTAACACATTCCTCACCTCTACCGGAATCGTATGAACAGAATGAATAGCCATATCAAGATGTTTAGTGAGTAAATGAGACTCAAGTAGCATTTGTTTATCAACAGAAATCCCGAAGGCTCGTTCAAATGACAATCTTGTATCGGACGAAATGATGTCCGACGAAGAAAGATTCCTCATGTTGGTAAACATGGAAGTATTTTTAAAAATACTCCGCAAATAAGATGTAGTATAGGAAACACCCTGATTCATCATCTTATAAAAAGCTGACAAAACTGGGATATCCCTGTATAATGAAAGGTTGCACTCTGAAACAGCGGTCATCCATCTCTGTAAATCAACAAATTTGTTGATTGGCGCTAAGCACATGCTATCCTTAATAAAGCAAGTTCGGACATTACGAACCATTTTGTAGCCACAACTACCCATTACTGGGTGGGCTTGACAAAATTCGATACTTTCAAAATCATGAGCGATAGCATCAATAGTCATACGGAAACCAAATCTCGCATAGAAACCTGGAATCAAATTAAGTATTCGATCTTGATGCCTACGATCACAAAAGATAACTGTATCGTCTCCATTATTGGCACATAAAATATCAATTCCTAGTGTCCTGCGTAATGCAAAGACAATGGCACAAGAAATTAGGCAATTACCAAGCGCGGTATTTAACATACCAGACAAACGTCCACCTTTACGTGAAAATTTAATGCGTCCATCAGGGCAAAAACAGATACCATGAGGATTGAGTTGTTCATTCAACAATTTCATTAGTTCTGGATCATTATTGTAAATTCTCAAATAAATTGAGAACTCATACAACAACGCTTCAGTGCTAATATGCATATCGAACTTTACAGCATCAATACTAATGGCAACTGGATCATCAAAGTGAGACCACAACTCGTACAAATGAGTTGCAGTCTCCTCGATATTATACCCCTTGAACACAGTAACATGACCAAAGCAATAATTAATACCATTGTAAATATCATGTTCAATTTTTT